AATGAGAAGATTATTTCTATTGATGATCTACTTATTTCACAAGCATTTGTCAGCAACCTGGATGAGCTTAAGAATCATTATGACGTAAGGGCTACTTACGCTGATGAATTAGGTAAGGCACTTGCCAAGACATACGACCAAAACGTAGCGAAGGTAATTGCTAATGCTTCAAGAGCATCTACAACACTTACAGGTGGAAGTGGTGGTATTACAGCTCAACTACCTGCTGGTAACACAACTTCAGCTAACGTATCTGGTGATGAGATAGCAGCAGCTATCTATGACATTGCACAGACAATGGATGAAAGAGACATTCCTCCAACAGACAGATTCTGTGTATTGCCACCTGCTGAGTACTACAAACTAGCTGAATCTGCTACAAGAACAGTAGATGTTGACTTCAACCCAGGTGGAAATGGTTCATTTGCATCAGGTCGTATACAACAGATTGCTGGTATTCCAGTGATGATGAGTAACAACGTACCTCAATCAAACGTAGGATCTAACCCATCAGGTGCTAACAACACCTACTCAGGTGACGATAGTAAAACTATTGGATTAGTCTTCCATAAATCAGCAGTGGGTACTGTAAAGCTTATGGATATGACAACTGAGATATCAGGTTCTGACTACGGAATTATGTATCAAGGTACATTAATGGTTGCTAAGTATGCTCTAGGTCACGGTATCCTCCGTCCTGAGTGTGCAGCTACTATCAAGTTATCTTCTACTTAACTTACCTTAAAGAGTACTCAGCAATGGGTACTCTTTTTCTTACTATTTAAAACTATGGCTTATCACACTAAAGGCACTAAAAAATCTACTACTAAAAAAAGTAGTAAAGGTACTAAAAAAGGTTATTAAATATGGAACATAGTAGAGATTCTTTAAAGATTAAAAAATCTAAAAAGAAAAAGAAGAAAACACCAAGTAAAAAATTTCTTGAATTTTTAAGAAAAAAGTATGATGATGAAAAAGAAGTAAGTAAATTTGGTGTTATTTCTAAAGGAAGGAAGGCTAGAGAAGAAGCCTTAAAAATGCTTAACCAGTATTAATTATGTCTGTTGCTGCAACCACTGAATTAGAAGCCGTCAACATTATGTTGGCTGCTATAGGAGAATCTCCTATAAATAGCTTGACAGGTACTTTACCAGTTGATGCTCGTCTTGCTCAATCAACCCTTACTGAAACAAATAAAGATGTGCAGAGCGAAGGGTGGAGTTTTAATACAGAGATAGATGTTACGTTAACTAGAGATTCTTTAACTAAACATATATCATTATCAACTGATGTATTAAGAGTTGATCCTAATATTCATCAACATCCAAGTGTTGATGCGATTCAACGTGCATTAAAACTTTATGACAGGTTAAATAATAAATATGAATTTGATGAAGATCTTATTTGTACTATTGTTTACTTAAGAACTTTTTCTGAAATACCAGAGCCAGCAAGAAGATATATCATAATAAAAGCTGCAAGAGTTTTTGTTGATAGGTTAGTAAGTGATCAAGGTTTGAGAACTTATACGCAGCAAGACGAAACTAGAGCAAGAGCTATACTAATGGAAACTGATTTATGTAATGCTGATCATAATGTATTAAGAGGTGATCCTTCTTTAACAAGTGTCTTTGATACTTATTCACCAGCAAACGCAATCATTAGGTAATTATGGGTCTTGTATCAAGGTCAATTCCAACTTTATTAAGAGGAGTCTCACAAGCCTCTGAATCTACAAAACAACCTGATCATGCTGACATACAGGATAATGCTAATAGCGATCCTGTATTAGGTCTTACAAAGCGTTCTGGTAGTCAATACGTCAGTAAGTTAATTGCAACAGGAGCATTGATAGGTGATAGTCATGTCAGAATGATTAATAGAGATCTTACTGAAAGATATGTAGCAGTAATAAGTTCTACAACTTTAAGAGTTTTTGAATTAGATGGTACAGAACTTACCGTAGATACTCCAGATGGAGTAGGTTATTTGAATTGTACAAATGCTAGATTACAGATTAAAACAATTACAGTTGCTGATTTTACTTTTCTTGTAAATACAAATATTACTACATCAATGGATTCAACATTGTCTCCAGGAAATATAAACCAAGCTATTGTTTTTTTTAATAGAGTTACAGATCAGACTACTTATTCAGTAACTGTAGATGGAGTTACAGCTTCACACAATACATCTAATGACAACCCTCTCAGTACTGCTACAGTTGCAACTCAAATAAGAACAGGTTTATTAGCTGGATTAAGTGGATTTACAATTAATCAAAATGGTCCAGTTTTACATATATTTAAAAGTAATAACACAAACTTTTCAATACAGTCTTCTGATACACAAGGTAATTCACAAATAACAACTGTAAAAAATACAGTTCAACAGTTTACTGATTTACCACCCATCTCTCCAAATGGAATGGTAGTTGAAGTGAAAGGTGATGAATCTACAAACTTTGATAATTATTACGTTAAGTTTGTTACTAACAATGGTGGTGCTTTTGAAGAAGGTCAATGGGAAGAATCAGTAGAAGCAGGTATTAATATTAGATTTGATTACGATACAATGCCACATGTATTGATACGAAAAGCTGATGGTAATTTTATATTTGCAAGAGTTGATGGGGGAACTTATACAGCAAGCGGTCAAACATTTACTTTACCAANATGGGGAGATCGACTAGTTGGAGATTTAGAATCAGCACCAGACCCATCATTTATTGGTTCGAAAATAAATAATGTTTTCTTTTTTAGAAACAGGTTAGGTTTTTTAGCTGATGACAATGTAATTTTATCAAGTGTAGGTGATTTCTTTAATTTCTTTCCAGAGACTGTTTTGTCTGTAGTAGATAGTGATCCGATTGACGTAGCAGCTTCACATACTAAAGTCTCAATTTTAAAATTTGCTGTAAATATGGGTGAAAAATTAATATTATTTTCTGATCAAACACAATTTGTTTTATCATCATCATCTGATACATTGACACCAAAAACAGCTAACGTAGTTGTATCAACAGAGTTTGAATCAACAGATGAAGGTGCTGCTCCTGTAGGTTCTGGTAGCTCTATTTATTACCTAACAAAAAAAGGTAATTTTGCAGGTGTTAGAGAATACATTACACAAACGAATGTAAATGTAAGAGATGCTTCTAATATTACTATTCATATTCCTAGACTTATTCCAAGTGATATTTTTAAAGTTGCTGTTTCTAGTAATGAAGACGTATTGGTTTTATTAGGAGCAACAAATCCAAATGTTCTTTATATTAATAGATGGTTATACGGACCTAGATCAGAAAAGATATTAAATGCGTGGTTTACATATACTATGGATTCAAGTAAAGAAATTAAAAATATAGATTTTATTGGTACTGATTTATTTATAGTAACCGATAGAGCAGTAGCATATAATGATTTAGGTGCAGAAGTACTTTTAGAAAAAATACCTTTTGAATCAAATTTTAAAGAACCTAACGCTGATTTTGAATTTCATTTAGATCGTAAAATTACAGAAGCAACTACAGGAGTTTCTGTTGCTTATAACAGTACAACTAAGGTTTCTACTATTACTGTTCCATATAAATTACATTCAAATATGGAGGTTGTAGGAAGATTTCTATCAAGCGTAGAAACAAGCACTTTTGTTGATAATGTAGGAGCTACTCAAACATTAAAGCCAGGACAAAAATTAGTATCATCAAATGCAGTAAATGGAACAACATCAACAATAACTATTGCAGATAAAGATGTAAGAAATAGTAAATTTATAATTGGTGAACCTTATGAAATGCACTACAGGTTTTCATCACAACGTCTTACAGAATCATCAGGAGGACAAAAAAGTGGTGAAATTATTAGTGGTCGTTTACAACTAAAACATTTTTATATTAAGTTTGAAAACACTGGATTTTTTAAAGTAGAGGTTACACCAGATCATAATCTTACTTCAACACAAGAATTTACTGGTCGTTTTCTTGGTGCTGCATCTTCTTCTATTGGTACAGTATCTTTAGAGACAGGAACATTTAAAGTTCCAGTTATGAGTAGAGCAGATAGAGTTACAATAGATGTGAAAAACAATACTTTTTTACCAACAATCTTATCAAGTGCTGAATATGAAGCTATGTTCCATATGAGGTCAAGACGTATTTGATGGGGTATTTAAGAAAATCTAAATTAAGTGATCTTAACCATGTTGCAAAAAACATGAGAACTATGGATCAAATGGAAGCTTATTATCAAA